CTAGATGCAAAACCTGCAGTGGAGTCTACGTTTAGTGTGCCTGATCCTGACATAGCAGTTGTTGATACTATTTTTTGTGACAACTCTGTAGAGCTAGCACTGTATATTCTTTCGCCTCTAGCTGCAACAACTCTGTTAGCAAACCTAGCTGTCATCAAAACTTTTTCTGTAGAGCTAGATGTTTGTGGTACTATCTGATTAACAAACTTACGAAAACCGTTTATACGTCTATACCCACCCTCAACATCAGGCTCAAAGTTTTCTAAAACTAAAGCTTCACCTGGCTGCATAAGAAAGGTGGACCTGTTTAGAACTAGCCCACCCTCACAGTTAAAAGCTGCTGGTTGTAATGTTGATGTATCTGGCATTTTAAGATACTCTTAGTACAGGATTATACGTTGTTGTAGCACCGCCCATTAATGTAGATCTTACGTAGTCGTATTTGTTTATTACAAGTGTTTGCATATTCTTTATGCCTTGTTGAAATCGTTCAAAGTTTACTTGGTATTGTTGTATCTCTCCACGATACTGATACACGTAAGCTACTGCACCGTCTACTACAACACTTGCAAACCTGTCAGGTATTGTGGTTGTATCTGTAGATGCAGATAAGTCAGAGGGAAATGTAAAGTAATCAAAGACTAATGTATATTGTTTATCAGGGAAAGGGTACAGTATATAATTGTTATCTGGAGTACGCACTATAAATCTAGGGATACCACCTTTTGAAAACTGTGTAACTGTTGTGCTGTTTGCAATCGCTGCTGCTGTTGTATCGTTTGCGCCTCTAGTACATCCTGTGAAATCGTTACCTGTTATACCTGTGTAAGTTATTTGTTCGCCACCTATAAACAAAGTGCCTGTGGCATCAAAGTCAGAGGTATCTGCGACAGTTATTGTTGTTACTGCTGCAGACAAGCCATCAGATGCATTGATAGTTGTAGATGCAACGTCATCCTCTTGTACAGCGTAATCTCTTGATATGTATTCGTTGTAGTTTAGTTTAGTCAGGCTGTTACCTGCTGAAGCTAAATCTTCATCTTTTTTTATTCTTGCTGTGTTGTAATCTATATACTTTGTGCTTGTTGGCACAGTGTACTTAGCAACACCTGGCGTAAGTGTAGAAGAGTTTGATGCGTGGTTAAAAGGATAAGCAAACTCTCTCTGATTAATATATCTTATAGATTCATTGACAGCATTCTGACACTGTGTCTGTACGCCTCTTGGACTTGCAAAGTTAGAAGATGTAAGTTCTACCTCATTCATCCTAACTAGTGTTTTGTTTGTCAGTGTAAGAAATGTTTCTGCCATAAGTACTTCCCAATATGTGATAAGGGGGCCAGTTGCCCAGCCCCCAAAGTATTATGCTAGTAGATCACGATCTACCTCATTAGCAGAACTTGATCCTGAGACATCATCCATGATTACGCATACAGCGTATACACGGATAATACCGCCAGTGATAGTTCCACTTGACGCATGAATCTCTACGTCAATAGTGTCTGCTGATGCAGTGAACACTGGTAAGTTGGAACATACACCTGAAGATGTAATAGCAGGAGTGTGAGCACCTGCTGATGCACCGTCTAGGTCAAATGACGCAGCAAAAATGTCTACGTCTGTTCCTGTGATACCAACGTGGATCGCAGAGTCTGTAGTAGTACCTTCCATTGCAGTTTGAACTTTGAAACCTGCATGTAGGATCAAAGTGTTTGCAGGAACAGCAATAGCCTCAATGATATCATTGGCTGCTAGTGCAGTACCACCGTTTTGTAATATAGCATCTGCAAGATCGATGTCGTTCTGCAGAGTAACTAAGCTGCCACGAAGCTGCTTATTGCCAGTACCGCCATTGTTGGAAGTAGAGGCTGAGTTCGTGCTCATTGAAATAGTAGCCATTGTTCAGTCTCCCTTCTTACGCTGCGTTATACTTAGCTGTTACAAGACCTTCTGGACGAAGAATCTTTCTACCATATAGGTGCATACCACGAACAATGTCAGCAAAGCTGTCAGGGTCACGATATGATTCTGTTTTGTTGATCTGCTCTGCAGTTGCTACTGCTGAGTCATGTCCACCAACGATCACACCAAAATTTGCGTTTTGGTTTGCTGATCCAGATGTGCCTGGCCCTGTTCCTACTGCAGGTAGGTTTGAGGACACGTACATACGGAAGCCGTGAAAGTTGTTTACAACAAGACCGTTGCGAAGACCACCAGCCTCACCGTAGTCAGAGTTCATTAAGCGTGAGTCTTCATCGCGCAAGAGTTCCATGAACACGGGGTCAACAACCAGCCATCTGCCATCTGTATCAACTTGTTGTTGATCTAGCAAACGAGCCATACGAGCTACAACCATTGCTGGTGAAGCTGTTGCTGTTGGTAGTGAGGTTGCACCTGGCATACGTGCAGTTAGTGGGATAGAATGTTCCCCTGCACTTGAAGTTGTGATGTTACCGAAGTCACCCTTCTTTAACTTCATTGAAGAAAGAAGTTCGTCTGAACCAGCAGTGATAACAGACTTAGAACCATTTACGGTTGTGTTAGCTGTATCTGGTGATCCATGTAGTGCCGACTGTTTGAAACCACAAAGGTATCCAAGTACGTCTTGATCATACTGATCTTTTAGACGATATGCTGCACGATCTGTTGCAAGTTGCATAAAGTTAACGTGTGAGTGGGCTTCCTCAATGTCATCCATCTTAAAAGCAAAGTAGTTCGCTTTGTCAATAGTTAACTGAAAGTCCTCATCGTCTAAATCTTGTGCTGTGACAGTTGTGCCACGAGTATAAGCTTGCACTGAGATTTCAGGTTCTTTGATAATCTGAACCGTATCCCCCTGTGCGCTTATCTCTCCGAAATAATCGGAGTTAGTTATTTCTCCTACAACAGTACTCTTGCGGAAAGCAAGCTGTACCTGTTTGGAGTAGATTACTGGGCTAAAATTACCATTAGGTAAATTGCCGTAACCTGACGCTGATGAAAAAGCCATGATAAAATCCTCCATTAGATGTTTGGCTTAAGTTAGTAAGCTAACACTTTGAAAGAGGCTAGTAGTTCTAGGGTGCGAGTACCATACACTTTGGCCTTTGTGTACAGCATCGGGCCTATACTTAACTAGGTAGGTCTTACTTAGTAGTTGGGCTTAGTTAAGAAAAGCACAAAGGTAGCTAATAATAGGGCTTTATGCTTTTACTTCATAAACATAGTTATATATACTTAATCTACTATGTCAATAGTTTTTTATCGTGCACCACCAGAAATATCATATACAAACTTACCTGATCGTATAGCTTCCATAATATCGTCTGATCGTGCTTCATATTCTTTAGCCGACATTTTCTGTACTTGTGACTCCAGAATCTGTCCTGATACACCTTCACCGTCAATCTTAGTTGTTCTTTTTGTCTTGACTTGTGATGCTGCTTCTTTAGTTGTTCTTTTTTTAGACTTGATGTCCATGCCGTTGTCAACCTTAAACAGGTCAATAACACGTACAACTGATCTTGGATCGTCTTGATTCTCGTACAGAGCGTCTTGTACCCACTTGGGTTGCTCCCCTGCCCAGTTATGAAAGTCATCGCTTTCACGTAACTCATCAAAGTCAGGGTGTATTTTTCTTATAGCATTTTCTGATTTAGTGCGTTGGGTTTCTGCATTAAGTTGATCTATCTCTTGCAGCCTCTTGTCTGCCTTTGCAAACTTTTCTTCAGCTATCTTAGCAGCTTTTGTTTCTACAATGCTTGCTATCTCTGGATACTTTTTAGCCCACGCATCTATCTCTTCATCTGATTTAGGTGGACGTATATCGCCTTTAGCAGCATTTTCCATCTGAGCTTTTAGTTCTTTTATTTCTTCAGACTGTTTGTTTAAGTGCTTGCGTAAATCGCTGTACCGTTTCTTATACGTTCTTTCTTCAGCAGATAGCGTTTCTTCTTTAGCTTCTGTATCGGCCTCTTTCTTTTCGGTACTTTCTTCTTCGGTAGGACTTTCTGTTCTTCCCTCCATGAGGGCTTTAAGTTCTGCCTCATCCTGCTCTATTCGTTTTCTATTAGCTGTGAGGGTTGACTTGTTTTGTACAAATCCTGCATTCTTTGGTGTTTCCACTTCTGTTAGTTCTGGCATTTAGTTTCTCCTTATGTTGGGGCCAGCCGTAGCTGGGTAGCCTTATTGTTATATGGATTTATTAAGATATTTCTTCAAAAGGGTCATCGTCATCTGCTGCATACTTATCTACAAAGTCAGGTGGTGTAGGTGGTTTTTCGGGGGGTTTAATTATCTGCCCTTCCTCGTTAACAAAACCTGGATCAGTACCTGCAGGAGCAGAACCGTCATCTGGTACTGTGATTACTTGCGGTTTTATTATAGTTTCTTCTTTTTCCTTTCCTATACCAAAAAAGTTTTGAATGCTAAACGGTTTTTTGTTTTTAAAATAATCTATTTCTGCTTTTGCTTTATCTAAAGCTTTTTGATATATATCTCTTTCTTCAGCAGACAAGCTAGTATCTTTAAGTTTACCTTGTGCTGCTTTAAGTATTGACTGTGCTTTTTTAGCAGCCTCAGATTCCATCTTATTAATTAAAGTAGGTCCAGAATATAGTACGCCAGGCCCAGTTATAGCAACTGCAGCAGCCCCAGCAAAAAATTTATCTATTGCATTTACTCCTACGCCTTTTCTATTAGCATAATCTTGCCAAAGTTTAGTTCCACGCCCCTCTTTTTCCCATTCTTCAATTGGAGTATTAGCCCATGTCTTAGGTGGTTCAGGTGGATCACTATCATTATCAGACGGTGTTACTTGTTCTATTGCCTCTACTACTTCTTGACCTTTTAGAACGTAACCTTCAGGTATAGGGCTAAGTGGTCTACCATTAAAAAATACTATTTGTAGTTCTGGTTTTGTAGGATGTACGTAAGTCTTATACTCATAACCTACAAATCTTTTTGCTCCACCGTAGCCACCGTAGCCACCACCCATAGGAGGAGGTATTTTTGTGCCTGATCCTGGCACTTCATCTACTTCACCACCATTTGATAGCTTTTGTATTTCGCCACCCTCTTGCATTTGTTGTGGCGATTCACCTGATGTAACTTTCTCTGCAGCCTCTTCTACTTCTAGCTCGTCATCTCTAAAGAAAGACTCTTCACCTTTTTTGATACGTTCAAAACCTTGTTTAGCTGCATCTTGTAAACCTTCAAAGAACGCTGTGCCGTAATAACGTCTAGTAGCAGCATCTATCATAAACTCGTTAGGGCTTGCCATGATAGGTATATCATCTCTGACTTCTTCTGGTGTGGCTCCAACAGGTGCTATGTTACCACTTACAGGGTCTTGTTTCTCACTGAGTATCTCATCCATCTCACGTTTCATAGAACGTGTAGATTGAAACATTGGTGCGTCAGTCTCTGCCATTTATTTCATCCCTTAAAAATGTCAATCTTCTTAGAGCAGCTATCTCACCTTGAGCACGATACACACCTTCTATAGATGTCTCCTGTTCTAGTTTACGCTGTGCTACCTCTATCTTTTCATTAAGTACATCAACAAACCCATCCCATAGAGGCTTGTCGTTTACTAGCTTTTTTACTATCATGTACCTGTGAACCCTTGCTCACCTGGCGTTGGAACTGTACCTGTGCCTATGGTTCCTCCACCTGCACCTGTAGTATCTTGTACTCCTGTACCTGCTGGTGGTGTTGGAGCAGGTTGCTGCCCTTCTTGTTCAGGTGTTTCAAGTGGAGCTATCCCTTCAGGTGGTTCTGGTGGTGCAGCAAACTTCTTGAGTATCTCAGCTTGTATAGCTGCGTCACCAAGTGAGTTAGTTACTTTATCAGGATCTAAGTCCATGCTCTTAGCTATCTCACGAATGATGTAATCTGACTTTACAAACGGCTGTAGCATAGGATTAGAAGCTACACCTAAGAACTGCATGAGGCGCTGAGAGCGTACCTCGTTAGCCATTAGACTTTCTGTACCTTGTGCCTTTACTTCTAGATCACCTTTGATACCTTCATCGTAGTCAAACTGCATGTTAAATGCAAAGAATGCTTTGCCCATAGGTGCAATAAGATAGTCATCTACGTTCTTAACTACATTCCGTATACTACCGTTGGCAGCAGACATAAGCATGGAAATACCACTAGCAGTACGGCCCACACCCTGTATGCCTGTTTGACCATGAGCGAAAGATGGAAAGCCAGTTGATTCATCTGCTAATACCCTTGCCTTATCAAATAGCTGCATGTTTTCTGCAGCAACGTTTGGAAACTTAGTGCCAAAGATACCTTGACCAGGAGCACCGCCCTGTCTACGGAACACTTTGCCAGGATACACACTCAGGTCTTGACCTGGAACTAAGTTAGTTTCATCTACTTCAATTATAAGATTACCAGATAGTGCAGCATTGTCAATAGCCATACGCATGAAACCATTCATCAAAGTTTGCGTATCGTCCATGTTTTCTGCAATACCTACACCAAAGAATGAGTATGGGTTTAGCTCATACGGTACAGCGTAGTAAGGTATACGTGCTGGCTTAAATGGGTTAAGAACTAAACGTAATACTTTGCCGTTACACACCCAAGCGTTTACACTTAACTGCTCTGAGTCTTTTAAATCTTTTGGTATTACAACACCGTGATCTTCTAGTATAGATGTGTCTACATAGCCCCAAAACTCTAGGACTTCATATCTGTATGGAGCGTTGCTATACTGTGCATCGTCCTCCATGTCTTGTTCCCAGTATTTCTTTTCGTAGGACTCGCCTAAGTCTATTGCTTCGTTAATAGATTCTTCTCTGAAGAAAGGTCTAGACTTTAAGCCACGCATTTGTGAGCGTGTCATACGATGTCGCTCTACTACATACTCTGCTTCATCCATGTTGTACGCATCTGGATCAGGATAGAAGTTCCAAATAGATACGTGACTTGTAGATGGTACAGTCTTTATTGTTGGGTCATACTCACCGTCTTCATTCCAGTTAGAATACTCTTTGTCTATAGCAAACGGACCTTTCATAATCCCTGTGCCAAACAACGCCATCTCAAACGAAGTGTGGCGCAGTTGTTTATTAGCGCCACTTTCTTCTAACTGATCATGTATTTTCTTTTCCATCTTCTTAGCTGCAATCATAGCAGGATGGAAAGTAACTGTGTCTTGTGTTGTGCCTGGACCCTCTATTATCTTATCTGAAGCATACTCTAGTGTGTCCTCTATTGGACCCATGCGCTTCATACGATCATACATAGTTTCGCCAGGTTTTAGTTTTTCGTCAGGATCAAACAGTAATGTAACTGGGGGTTTTTTACCAAAGGCATCCTCTAACTGATCTTGTGCTTGTTCAGTCTGAGGGTTAATGCTGATGTGCATAGACTCAGCTACACCTTCTGGTAGTGTTGTAGGATTGACTGTAAGGGGGAAACGAGAGCTACCAAATAAAACATCTACAATCTGACCGTAGGCAGCTAGTGTTTTAGTTTTAGTAACCTTAATAAATACACGAGACTTTTCAGTTTCAGTAAACTGTACGTCTGTATTGTACAAACCACGATAGTTTCTATAGGCACGTAGCCACCTATTCTCATCTGCAAATCTAGCGTCTTCTGCTCTGCTAAACTTAGAGGTAACGAAAGCGACAACACCTTGTGCATCTAGATCGTCTGTTTCTTGGATGACAGATACTTCGTCTGTCTCAAATAGTTCACCTTGTTCGTTTTCTGTAGCCATATTATTTAATATCCGAATGTTGGGTCAGATGCTTGAAAGCCTGTCCTGTGTGACATGGGGTTATAATCCCATAAAGAACTACGTGGTCTTGTCATTATACCATACCTAAGAGCGTCATACAAGTGGTCTTCTGCGTTTGTATCTACGTCTTCAGGGTTCTTCTTGTCTAGAGGTATGCCAGGTAGTTGAGCTATCATATTGTTGCAAGTAGAAAAGAACACTAGTCTTGGCTCCTCAGTAAACTCGTCTACTTGCAAACGGTGGTGAAGCTCGTTTTTACCTGCCACCCTTGAACCTTTTGATCTATCAGACGGCCTCCAACGCAAGCCTTTCTGATTCATCTGTTCAGCCAAAGAAGGGCCAGTGTCTCCACGTTTATGCCACAGGGAGCTATCCAACACACCGTATCTGATATTGTCATCTTGTTCTGCATCTAATATCATATCCGCTAAATCTATTGCTGTAACTCTTGAACAGTATAACTCTCTGTATACTATTAGCTGTTCGCTTGGACTTACTGCCAACCAAACAACTCCTGTGTAACTTCCGTAGCCGTAGTCACATGCCCTGAACCTTGCCCAGTTCTTAGGTATGTCGTAAGGTTCTACTACGTGTATTTTTCTGTTAAACTCAGGAAATGCTGCTCCCTCGTTTACATCCCAGTTCCCTTCTAGTAGTTGCTTTCTTTGATGCTCTGGCAGTGATAGAAGCATGGCTTCGTAGTCACCACTCTCAGCTAAATAAGGATTATCAAAGAGACTAGCAGGTATGAACCTTCGTTTGAATAGGGGTTGACCAGATTTGCTATGCCCTTGTGGAAACTTCAGAACCTCACTAGTCTCTATGTCCGTTGCCCAGAATGGCGTGTTAGGCTTTGCTGGGTCAATGAACATCTTCTTAACCCAAGAGTGACCTGGACCGCCTGGGTTTGTAGTTGCTCTCATATACAGACCTAAGTCTTTGTTTGCACTACGTAATCGGGATCTCATGTAGTTCCACGAGTAAGGACTATTCCACTGTGTTAACTCGTCAAATGCTACGTAATTAAACGCCTGACCTTGGTAGCGCATTACGTCTGTATCTCTATCCAAGTACGACATCCAAAGTGTGCCGCCTCTTGGTGTAGTCCACTGCGACTTACGCTCAGACCACTTTATGTTAGGTATTGCTTTAGGGTATAACTCTTGGCTTTTCTGTATAAGTTCCCTAAGTTCTTCTGTTGTGTGTCGTACAAGTAGTCCACTAAAGTCTGGGCTGTTTAAGTTTCGTAACGGATCAGCTAGTGTCGCATAGCTCTTTCCGCCTCCAGCTGCCCCACCATATAGTACCTCACGCTCAGAAGACGCTAGATATTGTGTTTGAGGACCAGGGTTCGGTTGGAATACAACGCTCTGTGCATACTCAACATCAAACTCTGGTGGCTTTGCTTGCGCTGGTGCAGCCTCAATCTTCTTCGTAGGTGTAGGAGCCAGGTCTTTCTTTTTCGAGGATTTCGATTTGGCGTAACGTTTTTTCGAGCCGCTTGGCATACTGGCGTTTAATCGCAGTAATCCTCTTTCGCTTTCTTTCGACATCTAACCTTTTCTTTAACCCATCGTGTGTTATGCTTCTGCCTGACTGTGTAGTTAGCCACGCAGCTACCTGTCTCAAACTATATTGCTTTACGTGTTTCTTTGCAAGCTCTAGTAGTTCTAACTGTTCTGGGATAGGGTTTAACCAATCCTCATCCTCTGGGTCTACCTCATATCCGAAAGGAATATTCTTACTTACTTTTGGAATCCTCTGCCACAGCTTTACCTTAAACGGTACTTTTGGCAGTGTCCAGTATTCATATTGTAGAGGTCTTTCACTCGTCAGATTCTGCATTGGTATCCTCTTTAGGTGGTAAGATAAACAAACCTCCTGTAGACTCCACTGATACTTTCTCTGTTTTTACGACACCTGCACGATCAAGTATCTGACCTGCAGCCATTAGTGTTTCTTTTATTCCTAGCTGGGTAGGATCGTCCAAAGCCCTACCATAAGCGACTGCAGCTTTGGGTCCAATCCTTGACATGTACGTTTTAGTAGCGTCAAATATCTCATCCTTTAAACCTTCCACTATAGATGTAGTGGGAGTGTTGTTACTGTAACCTGCTAACTTCTTAGCTGTAACAGCATCCCCACCTGCTTCTTCAAATAGAACTTCTAGGAACTTAGTTTGTTTCTCATTTAAAGTTCGTGTCATTTTACTTTCCTGTAGGCTCTGGTTTTCTTTGCAATTTTTTTAGGTTGAGCCACATGCTGCTTACCTGCCTTAGTGCCTTTTCGTTTTGCTCTGGATGTAGCGGCATACTCAGCAGGGCTAAGAGACTTAATAGCCGCACTAGGTAAATAACGCTCACCAGTTTTAGCACTAGGCTTCCCACTTTTAGTTCGCCACTTTTGTTTTGTCCATGACTTTAAACTTTTTTGAGACTTTTTAAGTGCCATATCACGCTTTCATTCCGCAGTCACATCCACACTTTCCGTTACATAGACACTTCCAGTTAAGTATAGCTCTAAATAACCTCCTAAAGTATCTTCTCATTTGTATCCTCCACCTTTTGCTTTGTATTGTTTTGCAAGCATCTGTGCTTTCCTCGCGCTCCACTGTCCAGGCTTTCCACCTTTGCTGCTAGATTTAATGGAAGAAAACAAACGCTTACGCATACTAGGCTTAGTATAGTTACCTGCCTTATTAACGGTTGACTTTTTTGATGATGTCGCCACGGCTTATTCCTATATCTCTTAGCTGATTGTCGGTCATGCTTGTCAACTGCCAGTGAGCTACTCTTCGCTGTTGGTGTTCTACTATCTTGTTGTTTACTCTCTTGAGCATATCTAATAATCTTGTCCACATAAACTATCCTTTCTTACATTAGTGTGTACAAAGAATAGTTTTACATATATGTGGACAAAATTAAATAGACATTATTGCATAACCGTTATGTTAGAACTACACGTACAACAGTGCTTGAGCCACTGGCACGTCTGTAGTTTAAAATTGTAGCATTACCTATGGCTTTAGGTACAACAAAAGTATGTACACCTGCAGGTAACTCTATGTCATTATCTGTGACATCAGCTTCAGCAGCACCAAAGTTAACGTCTAGAGTATGACTAGTTTCAATAATAACCATCTTAGCATCAGTGCAAACTACGTGTGTTGTGTTAGTGTTACTCAGGGTGACTGCATCTTCTACAGACCACCCTAAGTTTTCACCAACTAAAGCTGCATTCATTTCAACCATAGTTGTATCCTAACCTATGTGAAAGGAGTTGCAGCAGTACCGTCACCGAATAGGTGTCCTGTTACTACCCACTTAGAATCAGTGATACATGTGTACTTAATCATACCACCAATAAAGCGTCCTTTAGTATCACCGTCAGCTACGATCTGGTGATCTGCTGCTGCAGGGCAAGCAAACGCTAGAGTGTCAATGTTTTCGTTTAAAGCAGCTAAACCACCGACTTCATCTTTGTCGATCATAGTGATCATACCTTGTAGGGTATCTGCACTTGATGCTGCGTTTATTGTCATTGTTCCTGTAAACGTTGTGCCTACATGAAACTCATACGTTAACCCTGCTGCTGCTGCAGGTAGAGTTACAGTAATACCACCTGCACGATTCAAGCTAAAGATAGTGCCTGACTCTGCTGCTGTTACTGTTTTAGTTGAATCAGTGATACTTGTTATCGCTGCCTTTATAGTAGTGAGGGTAATAGGTGTTTCGTATACTTCGATACCCTCTTGCCTTGTTGCCGTTGCTGACATTATTTGTCTCCTTTATAAAACATTCCAGACTTTCTGTAGTCTGATTTTCCGTTGTTGATCATACCGCCTCTATTCTTGAAGCCCATTTTGTTTCGTACCCCTGAAGGAAGTTTACTTAAACCTGTATTTCCTGCTGGCACATCTTTTAATTTTCCACCTTTAGACATACCCATAGCTGGGGCTGTACCCATCATCTTTGGATCTTTCTTAGGTTTCCGTTGCTGTTGACCCATCATCATGCTACGCTGCCTCTCTTGATCTGCTTGTGTAGTATTATACATAGGTTGTATAGGGTTGATAACGTTTGCGTTTTTAGTTCTCATAACGCTACCCTTTCATAAGTTTATAACCTTTGGCTTTTGCTGCTGAACGAAGACCAGCTAAAGTCATGCCTGTTTTACCACCGTTAGCCATACCTTTTTTCTTCATAGGTACTTTACCACCTTTAGCCATGCCTTTTTTCTTCATAGCCATTTTACCGCCTTTGGCGTAGCCTTTTTTCATTTTGCCGCCTCTAGCCATACCTTTTTTCTTCATCTTTTTATTTCCATGCATTGCCATAATATTAGTCCTCACTGTATAGATTGTTAAACACTCGTTGCGTATCCCAAACGTACTCTACGTCTTGCTTAGAGTGAAATATGTTTTGGTTAGGTTTAAAGTCAGGTGCACCTTCTCCAGACTCAAACCATGCAGGGTGAGTTACCCTCACTCTATTATTAGGCAACGCAACCATGTTGCCAGTATATTCACCTGCATCTAATAACTCCAACACATGTGATTGTTTGTGCTGCGCTGGGTCATCTGCTACCTCGCTGTCTGTGTAGTCAACAGTGAAGTAATACTTTGCAGGATAAAACTCATTGTCTATCTTAGCTATCCACGGTGCAGGGCTTGCCCTGTTAATCACGTAAACGGAGTGTTCATGCGACATGCAATCCCACGGCTGCGCTAAGTAAGGTGGAAGTTCTTGGGGCCACTCCTCTAAAGGGGTATCTGCAACGAGCGCAGTTAGCGGCATTCTAGCCCACATTGCTCCACCATGCACGTTAGGGCTATCTTCGTCATCGTCAGACTCAAAGCCAGTAAAGATTACTTGAAAGCTTAGTGTCCTGTTAGGCATAGTCGTAACTGCTACAACCATACAATGCAAGAACTCGCCATGATATTCCTGCATATTCTTTGTGTATTCTCTTCTTACCCACGCCTTGAAGTAGGGTATATTACTTTGTAGATACGCCATCTTTTTTGTGTTTCCTTCGCAAGTCTGCTTTAGCTTGTTTGAAGACGTTAGCTATAGCTGTCTTCCCCATAACTTTAGCACGTTGTTCAGCTACTGTCAATATCTGAATCTTTCTTGCGTAGGGCTTCTTTAGGCGTTTTACTTTAGCTACTGTAGCTTTTGCATCAGCCATAGTAGCAAACTTAATTGATACCGTATCTTTAGGATTCTCATCCGTATATAGTCTGCGTCCAGACCCTTTCGGTTTTTTACCTGTTCCTACTTTTGGGTCTTTTGCCATTTGTTACCATGCTTTGCAAGACCAGTATCTTGCAGTAAATTTATCTTTGGCTGTATCACAGTTGTGTCTAGCTCTAAAGCTCTTACGTCTTCCAGGTTGATCTTTCTTGATACTCATATCAGGATCACCAAAGCGCACAACTTTAACTTGATCACCCTTCTTGGCTAACACTGCTGACTTCTTAGCTGCACCTGGAGTCTTCTTAGGTTTGTTGTATCCAGGGTATGTTTCCCCACGATACTTTAACTTACCACTAGGCAGTCGTTCTACATCTTTAGTTGTTGCCATAAGCTTACCTTAGAATGTTATTCTTGCACCCATAGTAATGTCGCTAAACTCAAAGTCACGGTCTGATGATACTTCTGAGTACAACTTTACGTTTGTATTTGGTAGTGTGTAATCTACTACATAATCTAATCCTGTGAACACTTCATCAGCATCCAACTCAAGCATATCTATGTTAGTCTCTACAGAGAAGTTTACACCACTGTAAGCTATACCTGCGCTGGGTGTTAGTTCCCAGTTCCACTCTTCTACACCTGTAGTGTAGTTAATATCGTTCTCTGCGCCTAGTAATAGGGTCTGTCCTGCTACAGGAATATCCATAGCAACTGCTGGCACAGCTACCATACTTGATAGTCCTAATATTATTGCTAGTTTTTTCATTGTTGTGTCTCTCTCTTTTTATATTTTAGTTTCTTGGGTCTATTATATCCATGTGGTCACGATTCATAAACTGCATAGTGTTCTCTAACAGAGCTAGTCTTTGTTGTAAAGCAGTGATCTTACTTATTGTCAGAGTTAAACTCTCTGTTTCTTCCCACAGTTCTTCTATCTCAGCGAATGCACCATCAATATAATCCATGTTATCTTGCACGTCACGCTTTAAGTTGACGTTATCTTCTACAGCCATCTTGCTAGCAAACTGTTGCACAGCTTCTTCTAAGCCTGATATAGTAGCAGCTTGCTGTGATACCCACCACACACCACCTGCTAGTTGTACCGCCATCGCAGCCACAAGAGCTACTGGTAGTTTTAAGTTATCCATCTGCATATTCCCTTTTTCTGTCAGGGTCTAGAACTTCGTGTCGTTCTAAATGTCCTTCTAAGTACATAGCTCTTTCTACATGGTCTAGTGTGTACCACTCACCAGTGCGATTGTAGATTGCTTCTCGTACATAGAACACATCTGACTTGGGTATGTGTACTTTCCTCATAGCATACGAGTTATTAGAGGCTAATGCATTGTAAAAGTCTTCTAAAACACTTTCACTTTGACATAGTTGTACTCTTTTATTCTTCATTGTCAACACATATTTAACCTACGTAGGAAAAAAAGTGTTACAGGTACAAATATGGTAGGGAGAGAGGAGACACATGGGAGGAGTTATACCAAACTGTGCCTGTAACACTTATAGTTTAACTATAGTTCTTTTTTTATTATAGTTATAAAACAATAGTAGCATAGTTTAACTTGTAGTGTCAATAGGTTTTATTATATTTATTTATTTAATTGGTAGTTTAACTTTAAGTTTAACTATTTTATAATCATTTTATAAAAGTTTTAACTTTAAGTTTAACTAAGCTACTTCTACTTCGTAGTTTTACACGGTTTTACCCCCAAGTCAACCCCTAAAGTGCACCTAGTTGCATTATTATCACGGTGTGTAGCCTTTTGTATACACTAAAATAGGCCAAAACTCAAAATCTGGTGTGTTGCAGTGTACATATACATATACGGTACACCCCCCGATGGCCCTCGCAGGGGTACAAAACGGGAACAAAAGGCGAACTGGAGAACGAATCAGGAACGAATC